TAAAAACTAAAAGTACAGTAGATACTATTAAAAATATTAATACAATAGGTCTTACACTTTTTGTAAGTGTGTTTCCGTGTTCAAGGTCTGCTTTCCATCTTTCAGTTACATTATGTTGCATATCTGCTTCGGCATTTATGAACACTTCTGTCATCTCTTTTTCAAACCTTGCTTTTTCTTCTTTGCTAAATGTATGCTTGTCTATGATATTGCTTATAGAGTTTGCAATACCTCCACCAGCACCACCGAATATTTTACTTAGTATATTTTTCATCTTTCTAATATTAATGGCATTATAGTTACTGCAATAGCAATTATAATTAAAAATATATAACTTAAAAAATCAAATAACTCATTCACTTGAACACTTTTTTCTCGATATTATCAAGTCTTCTGTCGTGTTGTTTTTCTATGTTTTCTATTTTGTTTTCTAAAAATTGTATTTTTTGTTCGAGTTTTGAAATGTCTTGTTGTGGTGGTAAAAGTTTTGCTTGTGCAATATCATTCTGTAGAGTGCTGTATGTAAATATAAGTGATGCAATCCCACCGATTAAAAGCATCAAAGTTTTTAAATCTAAATTTAAATCTGGCTTTCCGTCACTATCTATGTCTAGTCCTATTTTTTTTTCTTCTATTCCCATTAGCTATTTGTAATATCTATGTATTTAGTTTTTCCGTCATCTCTAACAGCTTTCAATATTCTATTTCTATTTTTTTCTTCGCTTACATAAGAAACGTGTACCCAGTCAGGATTATCTTCATTCCCAAATTCCCAGATCATTTGATCAAAACAAAGTTCATCTTTTATAAATGCAAACATTTCTGCGTTTGTTTTATGTCCGTAAACATCGTCTATGTCTATTGCTTGTCCTTTACAATGTTGACTTCTACTGCTGCCACCTATGGCTTCGTTTAATGCTGGTGATCTATAAAAACTATTCACTTTGATTGCACCACCCACCCAAGCTCTTAGAGGTTCAAACACTTTATCTGCAAGTTCTTTCATATTACTAATTGCATCTCCGTTTGGAGTATTGTCAATACCTAATCGTAAAGCAGTAATACTTTTCGTTGCTTCTTTTTCAGATATATGTTTACTAATCATAATTTATTAATTTGTTGATCTACGCCTTGTATTTTCTAACATTAGAACATTTATTCTATTTTGTATTTCTTCCTGTGTTGCAGTAATCTTAAAAGTTAAATCTGCTTTCCATTGTCCCCTGGGTTTACCATTTCTATCTAAAAGTATAATAGTAGGTACTGATTTAATCTGTGACTTAATTGAAGGAATCTGATCTTCCAAGAAAGCCATCTGTATTTTTGCGTTTTTAATCCCTCTAAGATTAAAGTCATTTGACTGGTTCCACTTTGCATTGATATGCAGTAATGTTAAATCTTGTGCATTAGTTTGTACAAATACAAATAACACAAAAAGGACATACATTAAATTTTTCATCTTCTTTTGTTTTCATATATTTTCTCACTATTTTTTTTGATGGCTTCTTTATTCTCCTCAATGTCATCTTTTAAATCTTTTGTTGATTTATCAATTTGAACTATTGTTGATCGTATTAGTTCGTCTTTGAGTTGAAACTCCATTTTTTGTACAAATTCGTCTCCACTAAAATTTTCTACTTTCGATCTAAGTGCATCTATATCAGACTGCAAAGTAAACCACATACTTGCAAGTGATATGGTTCCGACTATAATCATTCCAATAGTTTTTAAGTCGAGCTGTACGTTTGTATCTTCTCCTATCTTTGTTGCCATAATTATTATTACTCTTTTAACTCCTCATAAGACCCATCTTCCATATTGATGTTTATTTTACCATACTTCGATTCTAAGTTTTTTAAATACTTGTCAAGGTCTTTTTTATTTTCTAAATTTTTATTTATTGTATTGTTTATTCTTGCTTCTAAAATTTTTATACTTTCTTGATCTTGTCCAATACTTATATAATTTTGACTGTTATCTTGTAGAATACCTTTTATAAAATCGTGTTCGCTTTTTTCTAAATTTTTCATACTATATTTTTTTTACAAATATAATTAATCCCAATTCGGATTGATATTATTTTCTACAGGATTTTTTTGTAATACAATTTGATTATCTAAATCTTTTTTCATAGAGTCAACATCCAAACCTTTTTCAAGCCATTGTACTACATCTTCTTTTTTAAGCTTTGAAAATGTAATAAAATTACTTTTGTCATATTCAACTGGGTAGCTACCATAAGAACTTGCAATATAAGGTGTCTCAGAGTCGTCCTGTGCGATGTAAGACCAATGCACGTTGTATACTACGTTACTTTTTTTATCGTGCTTTATTTTAGTGTCTAATTGATTTATTTTCCAACTATAAGTATTAGCCATAATTATTTATTTTTAAGTATTTCTATTTCTTTTTTAAGTTCCTGTATTGCACCAACTAATAATGGTACTAATTTACTATTGTCTACAAACTGGTACTCAGGTTCGCCTTTGTCGTTTACTGCATCTTTTACACCTGATACTGCCTGAGGGTAAACTGACTGCAATTCGTGTGCAATAAATCCTTCGACAGTATTGTCTTTATGTTTTTTTAAATTGTATTGACTAGGTTTTAATTGACTTACTCTATCTAAGGCATTAGTCATTTCAACTATGTTTTCTTTTAATCTATAATCCGATATACTGTTAAATGAAACACCACCAGCGTTGCTCGTTACATTTCCAATAGTTCCATTCGTTGAATCTTTAAAAGCGACAAGGACTTGTGATGCTGTTGTTGAACTACCTAAACTTAAAACCATTCGACTGTTTGATTCAGCAGAAAAATAAGAATGAGTATTTGTTTCACTTGTAGTACCAAATAATATGTCACCAGATTTATTAATACGCATTCTTTCATTTGCAGTAGAATTATTAGCGTCATTAGTATAAAATTTTATATTAGAATCAGCATCACCACCTGACATTACTAAAGATGCGTGTGACTTTGAAGTGTTTACAAAAGTTCCTGTGTTAGGGTTCCTTTGAGTGTTTAATTGTAAGCTTGTACCATCAAAATCTATAAATCCAGCATTAGTCGTTCCGCCAATTTGTATCACACCATCATTTAAAATTCTATAAGCTTCACTTCCAGTTCCAGAACTTCCGGTATTAAATCTTATATTATCACCTACTATTCTAAATGTTTCTGGATTTGCGCTTGCATTTGCAGCGTGTAGCGTAATAATACTATCATCAAAACTTGAAAGTAATCTTCTTGAACCTGTTGAATTAAATACAACATCAAGCCTTTTTAGTGGTGTACTTGTGAAAATACCACAGTTACCTGCATTATTTACAGCAAAAATATTTTCATCACTTGAATTTCTAGTAAGTATTTGAAAATTACTTGAGCTATCATCTTTACCTTTTATAAAAGCTCTTACTGATGATGCTGTTGATGTACCTATTGCAACATCAGTTTCAAAAGTTGCAGATTTATCGTGATTTAATGTTAAGGATATTCCTACTCCAGTTGTAAATTCAATATTTGCATCACTACCAGTTCCTGTGTTTCTGATATAACTCCAATTATTATTACTACCACTTACATTGTTTTTTATAGCTAAAGCATAACTAGGTAAATTTAATTGAGCAGTTGCACCACTTGTATATATTCCAGTTGCACCCATCCCAACAATACCATCACTATTAATTACAAATCTGTCATTTGTACCTAAAATTGAATTATCTGATATTTTAAATTTGTCACTATCAGATGCATCAATACCCATACAAAAAGTGTTACCACCATTTGTAATAAAACTTAAACTTGCATCTCTTGTAGCTGATGAAGTTTCTATTTTAAGAGTTGGAAAATCTGTATCAAATGCACTTTTTAAATGTAAAGCATTGACATCTGTTGGAGAAGAGGTTCCAATTCCAACGTTTTGTGAAGCATCAATTGTCAATGCAAGGGTGTTATTTGTATAAAATGGCATAGTGTCACCTATAGTGCCTATAAAATTGCCATTAGTTGAATTATTATCTTTTAGCTCTAAAAATACATTTGCATCTGTTGAAATCAATCTCAATAGCGTGTTCTCACTACCTTCAATTTTTACAACACCTGCGCTGGAAATTCTCATCCTTTCTGCGGAACCTGCTTGTATGATTGCGTTTCCAGATGAACTACCAAAAACAACAGTTCCGCTACTATCTGCAATTTCAATTTGCGAATCAGCTGAAGATGAAGTGAATCTTGCACTAATTTGACTTGAATTTACTGATAATGGTCTCGCAGGCGTAGCCGTTCCAATTCCAACTAGACCATCATCACCTACATATAATAAACTCGTGCCACTGCCATCTTTTATTTGAAAGTTTCTAGAAGATTGATTATTGTCTGAGTCAATTGTAATTGCGCCTGACTCTTTAAAAGTTATTTGTGCAAAATCAGAGACATCAAATGCTAAAGATGTTGCAGCTCCAAGCGTAATATTATCATTATTATCTATTTTAAATGCTGTATTGTTATTAACACCCATACCAACAAAATGATTTGCTGAGCTTGCATCTGAATGATCGTAAGCAATTAAAACATCACCAACTGTTCCTGCATTGTCTGATAATTGTATTTTTGTAACCTTAGCTGAATTTGTGTTTTGAAATCTAGCAATTGAATCTGTTCCACCACTATCACCTGAAACGTGTAATTTAGCTACTGGAGTTACACCGATACCTACGTTTCCAGCAAACGTGGCGTTTGCACCACTCCCTGTCAACATTGTTGTTGTACCTGATTTTATTATAAGATTACCAGAAGAATTTGTAAAAGCACCAAAGTCAGTTCCATCGTCTTTTAAATTTATATCACCACCACCTGCATCTAGTATAATATCACCTGCAACATCCAAAGTCAAATCACCTGAACTTAAATCAATCTCAGTTCCGTCTATTGTTATATTATCAATTACAATCCCACTATTTGAAGTTATCAATCCACCAAAAGTTGCACCTGAATTAAACAAAGCTTTACCTGCATCAGACATATCTAAAGTAAGTGCAGTTATATTACTACTGTCATCTAGTCCTTTAAATATTATATCTTTGTCAGCTACAATAGAACTTATTACTAAGTCTGTGCTACTGTTTGTAATTGAACCAAAATGAGTACCTGCATCTTTCAAAAGTACATCAGCTCCATCTGCATCTAGAATTATATCACCACCTGAATCTAGAGTTATATCGTTTGCACTTGCAGAGTCTAATTCTAAAGCACCTGATGAAGTAATACCTGACCCATCAAAAGTAAGGTTGTCAACAATAAGATCACCTGTTATTTTTGCGTTACCTGTAACTTCAAATTCAATTCCTGAGCTAGGCGCACCACCAATACCAACACCTGCTGTAGATAAAAATAGTACACTATTGTTACCTGATCCGTCTGTGATTTGTTGGGCAGTAGAACTTAGTACTGTACTAGCACTTGTCTTTAATAGCCCTACATACGTTACCGATATTTGTGTGTTTGTTAATGTTGCCATTACTCTTTAAATATGTTAATAATTTGTCAATATTTTTTTTCTTAACCTTGTACTTCATAAAACCCAACCATTGAAAAGTGCATCTTTATCAGGGTGTATATCATCGTTTGTATTTGAGTTGTATTCAGGGAACAGACTTTGATTGAAACTCATATAATCTATAAACCTCGTTGTATAATATTCTGCAATGTTTCTATGCTTTTGTACTAAGTAATCTACTTCCTCTTTTGTAACCGACTCACTATTTTCACTCGTTGGTTTGCTAAGCCCTCCGTTTTTTAGTCTATAACTTGCAAAAGGCAAATAGTCAACCATTGCAAAGTGTATTAACATAGGTTGTATATAATCGTTTACAAGATTTAAATAATTGCCTGTAAGTGATGCACCTCCAGTTCCTAGTATATCTGTACTTATTTTATTGTATAAATCCGTTCCTAAATAGTTTCTAATATGTATTTCCTGTGCGATCTTTAGAAAGCCAAGGAAGTGGTCGACATCTACATTTCCGTCTATTATAGAGTTTCTTTTTAAGTCAATCGGTTTTATGAATAATGCTGTTGCCATTTTAATTTTTTCTCCAATAATTATTTCTTGCAGATGCAATTTGTGAAACCTCTGGTGGATTCGTTACAAACCTTGCATCTTTTCTTTCGTTTCTTGGTAAAGCACTAATTATGCTTCTTGCTCTACCTACTGATATTTTTTTGTTTCCTTTTTTAAGATATATCTGTCTCATCCAATAGTGACTGCAATTGACCCCTCCTTTGTACAACCAAATATTATAACTGTTCTCACCTTTTGGTGCTAACTCGCTATTAGCTGTGCTTTGTTTGTTTAGGTCTTCCATTCTGTAAACTTTATTTGCAGCTAACATTTTTTTGCAAAACTCCCTTGATTCTCCTTTTGTTGATCTACCTGCTGTATATTTATATCTTATTCTAAATAGACTTGTATCTTGTTGATCTTTTTTTCTTGCATCTCCACTTACAACCCTTGCAAATTCAAAATAGTTTTCTATTTCTGTTTCGTCTTCTAATGCAGGTGTTTCATTTATAAGCTCCCAGTCTTCGTCTATATCTTCACCTTTTGCAATTATATCGTCAGCAATAGTACTCATTTCATCTTCACTAAAATTAAAATGATTGTGATTACATAATTCTTCACTAAGCTTTACACCTGTTTCTTCTTCTTTAGTTTCTTCGTCCTCTACATTTGTAAGGTCTGTAAATTCTAATGGCTGTAGAGTTTTAAAGTATAGATTTAGTGATATTTTATTATATGCAAGTATCTGATCGAAAGCATCTATTAACAAATGTTGAAAAGGTCTAATAACTGTATTGTCAAGTAATATAGATGCAGTTTTTAATTCATCTGCATTGTTTCCTAGTCCTGATTGATCTTTAATTCCTATAAGCATAGGAGATACAATTCTGTGGGATACCATTATTTTACGAGTACTTTCTTCACTTAGAAACTGGTATTGTTGGTGTGCATCTGATAATTGTACTGGGTCAATACTTGCAGCAGTATCTGCGTTGTCGTTAAATGCAAGAATGAATTTACCTGCATTACTACTGCCAGAAAACTTTTGCATAATACGATGTTCTATTCTTTCTCTTTCTTCTTCTGTAGGTGTACCATTGTTAAAATTTATTAACATACTAGGTGACATACCGTTCATAATATTATTTAAATGGAAGTTTCCAACTTCTTCTTCTAGTTCGCTGTACTGTAAGCCACCTTGATAATCTACAGGACTATAATAATAAAACCCAGCTCGATATGGTTTTACATAAAGTATTTCTATAGATTCATTACTCATTCCAAATGCAGGTATTCTTTTTGCTTTGCTTGTAGGTTTGTATTTTGACCAATCAGAAAAATAATAGTAAGCTTCTATGTCTCCTTTGTCATTTGCTTTTTCTGCTCGTAAAGTTTCTACAGGAAAGTGTTCTACTTGTGCAATACTTTTTCTATCCTTTGAATATATAACTTGCATTGAACATTGACCCATAAGTTTCAAATCATAACAAAGTTTTCTTGTACAGTCTTTGTTAAATAAAGAAACCATTTTAGCGTACTGTTCAGGCTTTTTATTTGAATCGGTAGCATCTAATCCTTTTCCATAAATCATTGCAGAAACAGCGTTTATAATTGCATTGTTGGTAGGACTTCCGTTGTATCTGTCGATTAGATACTTAAAATAGTTATTGTCTTCTCCGTACCCTATCCATTCTCTGTTTTTTTGTTCTGTTACTTTAGGGGTTGTGTAACTGCTTAAATTTATAACTCGTAAATCGTTCATACTATTATATAATCGTTATCGTGAGACCCTGCTGTTTCATCAAAGGTAAATTGACCAGAATTGATATCATAATAATTATTGTTGTTTTGATTGATTGTCTGATCTGTGCAGAATATTTTGTCTCTATATACTGTTGCACTTCCATTTAGTAAAGTAAGGTCATAGTATCTACCCTCTTTAAGTACAGGACTAATAGTTGCAGATATCCTTTTAAAATTGCCACTATCAGATGCACTTACAGTAGAACTGAATACTTCATCATTCTTGCTTGTATCTCTAAGTTTCATTGTATAACTCGCTACATAAGTTCTCGGTATGACATCAAACGTCTGTGCAGAACTGCTCGTTGTTAATACTTTCATATTAATATATCGAAATAATATAGTGATTTTGTAATAAACCAAAAAAAAAGGGAGTATAAAACCCCCTTTTCCAATAACAAGAACAAACTAATTTTAATTTACGTCTATTTGAGTTCCTTGACTTTCTGCGTTGTATGCTGCAGTTGTAATAAAGTCAGGTGCTTCTGTTTCTTGGGAAACAAATGTCAAAGAATACCCATAAAGGTCTCCCATCGCTGCTCCATTAGAAAATGTACCAGTCGTTAATTCGCATCCGTGGTCTTTTCCAACAAGTCTAAAGTTTCCGTTGTAGTCCTCTACAATTATATGAGGTCTTGAAACTGCTAATAATTTTATCTCTGCTTGTGTTTTTTCTTCTTGGAAAATCAAATTCATTACTACAGATGTTTCATAAAAAGTAGTTCCGTTTTCTCTACTTGATGTTACTGTAGTATCCATAGTAGAGTTGCCTTTTACATCAAATTTCATAAAAGTAGGTGAGCCGCCAAAATCAGTAATCATTTCATTTGCAATAGTCAAAGCACCCAATGTACCGAAGTCGGCAAAAGTAATACTCTTAATACCACCGACACCTGATTTACAAGGTAGTTCACGTCCTTTTGTAAGTGTACACGCCATATATATTTTTTTTAAAAAAAAGGTAAGTAGGCAAAACCCACCTACCCTTTTATGTTAAACAATTATTAAGAGTACAATACGATGTCCGCACCTATTCCGTGCTGGACAGCTGATGATCCTCTTAGAACAACTCTTACGTTTTGACTTCCGTCAATGTCAGCCATATCAATAAGCTTAACTTCTTGCCAGTCATTTAAAAGACCTGTGCCGAAGAAAAGGTTGCTTGATTCTGCTGCAACCATTTTATTCGCTCCTAATCCTGGTGCAGTAAACAATGGTATGCCTTGGAAGTTCATTTCAGTTTTTCCAACGTTGTAAAGTTCTCTATAACCTAAAGCTGCTTGTGCTTGAATATAAAACTTAGCAGCGCTTGTTGGAATATAGATTTTTAAATCTTCCTTATTGTAAACTCCGCTAGGAATTGCATCGACAACTTTGCTAATTTCTGCAACTATATTTGAAGCAGTTAGTGTAGTACCAGAAACATCGACAACGTCTGAATCTGCAGCAAGTAATGCTTGGAATCCATCAAATTCTCCATCGTTTGCAACTGCACCCTGCCAGATGTTTTGCTCTACTTTTTCAGCAACTTTCGCAGCAACCTGTGCTATCAAAAAGTCTGAAAACTTAGGTGGCAAATTGTCATATTGACTAAAGCCCATAGACTGAGCTTCCCAGTCTTGTCTAAAATCTTTTTTACATAATTGTAAATTAACTTGAAATTCAAGTGGTTGCAAAATCCGTTCACTCAACGTTACATTACTTGTCGGATCAAAGTCGCAACTAGCCGATTTCAAGATTGAATCCATAGATAGTTTTTTAATGACCTCTTTGAATTTAATATTAGGTTTTATTGTTACTCCACCTTGTGATAGAGTCACACCGCTCAGAAGTGCGGCGGCGATGTAATCACCTGCGAAACTTCCGCTGTAACTGGTGGTTATTGAAGTAGTAGTAGCCATATCTTTTTTTATTTATTTAATTATTATAATTCTCCAACTGTTATAGAAGATGAAGCATTTCCGTTTCCAAAAACAAAATAGCTAGTTCCATCTGAATGAATCTCGATGAAATCTCCTATGCTTTCTGCTCCGTCCTCAAATGTTACTTTGTCTACTGCATCTGCTTCTACAATCGCTCCGTTGACAATTACTCCACCATTAATAGTATCTCTATTATCGGCTGGTGATTGAACAACAAAATCAGTTGAAAATGCGCCTGAAACAATAAACTTTGCTTTCCATCCTGCTGTAGGTGCAGGTAGTGTTACTGTGTATCCAGTTCCAGAAATTTTAAATACTTTTCCAGAATCTGCAAGACTTAGTGCGCTTGATGATGATACTAATTCATAATCATCGAAAATTCTCATTACATCGTCACTAACGTGAGTTAATACTGCCATAATTATTTATTTTATTAATTTATTTATTACTTATAGTTTCCAATACTCTGTCCAGAGTAGATTTATTCCTGTTCTGTGCAAACTTAAATCTGCTAACAGTTTTTTCTTCCTCAGGATTGTGTTTTATTGGTGCAGAAGCTGGTTTTGATAATTCTTCTTTTAACTGTGCTTCTTCATTTAAAACTTCTGTTACTGCTAAAGAGACTTCTTCACTTGACATTTTTTCTTTCTCTTTGTCTTTGTGATCCATCATTTTGTTGATATGTTCTTTTAGTTCATCCATTTCTTTTCTAAACTCTTCCCTTGTTACATATCTCATATCTTCTTTCTCTTTATCTTTGTCTTCGTCCTCCTCGTGTTCAGCGTTTTTAATTTCTTTAATAACACCTTCTTCTTCTACGACTAAGATTTTATTGTCTTCAAGTTCGTATTCACCAACTGGAAGTGCAACATTTTCGTCCTCAGTTTTAATAAAAACTTCTTTACCTGATTCAAAACTTTCAGCTTCTAATACTGTTCCGTTTTGTAGTTTGAGTTCTGCCAACTGTACGTCAGTCAGCTCTACTCCTAATAGATTTTTTACTTGATTTAACATTTCTGTAGCTTTCATAATAATATATCGGATTTTAAAATTAATTTTGCATTTTTAGGTTATTCTTGTTTATAATTTAAACTTTTGGGTACAAACTTTTACTGTTCCTTGCAATTCTTTGCAAATTTGTTACTAAATCGGCAGCTTTTGAATATCCGTCTATTTGCCTTCCATCAACACCAATTTCTTGTGCTTTATCTAATATCTTTACTAAATCATCTTCTAATGAATCTAAATCAGAAGAAACATCTGTCAGCAAATTAACCCATTCTTTTTGTGCTTGTTTGTAGTTTAAAAAAATTTTTTCAATTTTATTTGCTGATGATCTTATTTTGTTATCAAGTTTGTTTGCTTCTGACAAAATTGATTGTGGTTTTCTTGCTAATTGAATTTTTTTTCTTTTTGATAAAAACTCTTTAAATATTTTTGTATTCATATCTTTTTTTTTATGTAATTCTAGTAATGTTTCCTATGCCTTGTGCGTGTAATTCACCTGTACAGCATTCTATTTTATAAGTTAGTTCATCTTTGCATAAACACGCCCTACGCCCACCTTTTGGACTTGAATAGCTTGGTATGTAGTTTTTGTTTATCATTGAAAAATTTTTATTATCTAAAACTTATATTTTTTATTTTATTAAGATTTTTGTTGAAATCTTTTTGTAATTGTTTTAAATTTCTAATTGCTTCATCCAAATCTTCACCTATTTGAAAATTATTTCTATTCACACCTTCTTCCTGAACTTCTTTATCAACGCTTCTTGATAATTTTTCCATTACTCTTAATTTATCTTTAACATCTGCTATTGCTTTTTTGTATAATTGTTCTGCTTTTATTATATTGTCAAAACCTGTTTCTGCATCCCTGCCCACAATACCTTGTTTAACTTGTAAAATCAAACCCCTTGCTGTTTCAACACTACGCCCTAATTTTTGTTTTTTAACATACTCTCTAAATTTATGTAAATTCATATCTTTTTATTTTTTATTACTTTTTGGATGTCCTTTTGGTAGAAGATCATAGTCACCTGTGTATTTTGGATTCTGTGGTCTTCCGTTTCTTACTAAATATAAATAGGCATTCACTCGTGCCTGCGCCCAAGCTGTAGGTGATTGTATTCTTGGACTATGAGATACGTTAAATGCACCTAAACCTCTTTGAAATACTGCTTTTAATTGTCCAATAGTTACACCATATCCTAGTTTCTTTTTGTACCTTTCATTGAAGTCATCTGATTTTTTTTGTAGTGCTGCTTCATCTCGCTTACTTACCTTTGCACCTCTACTTGTACTTGCATCACCTTTTGCAGTTCCTTGACCTTTTGGATTTGGATTTGGTGTATCTGACTTAGGTGCTTTTGGACTTCTTCTAATTCCTCCTCTTTCTCCTATCTCTGCCATTTTTACACACTTATGTTTTTGGTAGTCTTTTCTATAACCTTTAGGACATTTATATTTTTTAAATTCTTCTTCGCTTAGTGCGTGCTGTTCACAAGGCATATACCAGGTTTGGTTCATATATTCGTGTTCGTGTATTCCGTCACAACCAATATCTTTTGCAATTTTTTCTGCCATCTCTTTTGATGCATAAGCCAATCTATCCATTATAATTGCAAAGTCATCATTTACCTTTTCACTATACAATTCTAGTTTTCCAAGTTCTTTAAGTTTTCTTTCTGCATATCTTTTACCAGCTAGACCTCCCCATAATAAATATGAAATCGTTCCACAAGCTTCTTTGTCTTCTGGTTTGTAGTATTCTTCTGCTCGTGATAAAAACGAATACATCCTTGAAACAGTTTGCTCTGAGATCGGTTTACCTTGTGCTAATTGTTGCGCTCTTATTTTTCCTACGTCTGTTGCACAACGATTGTTTACTTTTTTGTTCAGATCAATACCTTTTTTTGCATTGTTCTTTACTGCATCTGGATAGTCACTAAAACTTTCAAATATTAGTCTGTTACCTTTTTTATATCGTTTATCGTTTCTTATAATACCCTTGACTTGTGATAAAAGTTCTTGTGCTTCTTCTTCTTCTATTTCTGCAAGGTCGTTTATTGTTTGGTCTTTAGGTCTATCGGCTTTGTCTGCAAAATAACCTTCAATACTAAAACCTTTG